AGAAACTAAATCAAATAGTTTCAATCCCATTCTCTTAGATTGGAAAGTTCACCCAGAACGTGATCAAGCGTGGCGAGATCGACAAACAGAAATGATGGGTGAAATGCAATCGTCGCAAGAACATGACGCATCCTTTATTTTCTCGGGCAATACGGTGGTTAACCCACAAATACTAGAGTTTTATAAGAAAACCTATGTGACAGAACCTATTTCCAAACAAGGATTTGATGGAAATTTATGGGTGTGGGAATATCCCGACGCAAGTAGAACTTATATTGCTGCGGCCGACGTTGCACGAGGAGATGGTGAAGATTATTCTACCATTCATATTATTGACGCAGAACGATCCGTTCAAGTAGCAGAATATAAAGGAAAGATTCCGACTAAAGAGTTTGGTAATCTGATGGTATCGTTGGCAACAGAATATAATGATGCACTGCTTATTCCAGACAATAGTTCTATTGGATGGAGTTCTGTACAACAAATTATTGACCGTGGATACAAAAATTTGTTTTATATGTCCAAGGATATGCAGTATATTGACGTAGAACATCAAGCATCGTATAAAAGTGAACGTAATTTAGTGGCGGGATTCGTAATTTCACAAAGAACCAGACCATTAATTATTGCAAAGCTGGAAGAATATATGCGGGAAACGTCAATTACTATTAGATCATCCAGAACCTTGGCAGAATTAGAAACATTCATTTGGAAGAATGGCCGCGCAGAAGCATTAAGTGGATACAATGATGATTTGGTGATGGCATTGGGCATTGGATTATGGGTTCGTGATACGGCATTGCGATTACGTCAACAAGGAATTGAACTAACGAAGTTGGCACTTAATCACACCGATTACTCCAGTACGCCTTTCATGAAACGCGGAAATTTACCCAATGATATGGTTGTCAGTCCATATGAAATGCAAATTGGCAATATGGAAACTGAGGATATTCGTTGGTTGTTGAAATAATATTCATGTAATATGAAAGTTGTTTATATTTATATTGAGATGTACGTATCTTACGGAGATTTTCTATGAAACGTAGTCAGTTGGAAGAAATAATTGAAGAAGAATTATATAAATACTTTGCTGAAATGGCACCCGTAGATGAAAAATCAGTGCCAGAACCATACGATAGAAAATCTCCTCCTCGCCGAAAAATGACCGACTCGCAAATAGAAAAACGGAAAGTCCTCGGTAATAAAATGAAAAATAATAAAAAGGTAGTAGCAAAATTCAAGAAAAAACACGGCGCAGATTGGGAATCATACCTCTATGCATCGGCATCCAGCATAGCCTTAAGGGGCGGAGAATAACTATGATACGTTTAATGGGATTGGTAACACTAAAACCAGTAGGTTCTCTAAAAAGAGAAGCAGTTTCTGACAACGTTGTTACCGGCGAAGCCTCACCTGCCGATGCGAGTGATGATGGCGAAGGATATATGGCCAAGGCTCAATTGATGAGTTTAAATAAACAATCGGGCGAATTATATAATATGTTGAGTGATAACGAAGAATTAGAAGCATGGATTCAAAGTAAAATTACAAAGGCATCAGACTATATTAATGCAGCATACAATTATTTGCAATATGAAAAAAACAAAGCAAATACTATTGGAAATGGTGAAGGTACACCTGCAACGCCTACCATGTCAACAGATGACAACTTAAATGAAGGTGTTAACGTCAAGAGAAAGTAAATGGAAGAAATTGCCAAGTTTTTATCAACCTTGATGAGCAGTAGAACACAGGCCCATATTTTTCATCTACAAACGCCTTCATTTGCCGCACACAAAGCATTAAATAAATATTACGATGATATTATAGACCTCATTGATTCTTATGCAGAAATGGCGCAAGGCAGATATGGTATTATCAAGGGATATACCTCCCCAACACAGATATTTGAAGACGATTCCGTCGTAAAATATTTTATGGGATTACAAAAATTTGTAGATATGATTCGTCAAACGCTTCCACAAGACGGTGAACTCAATAACACCGTGGATGAAATTTCTGGATTAATTAGTTCAACTATTTATAAACTTAAATTTTTAAAATAGATATATGAACGAAGATTTAGATAAGTGGTTTAAAGAAAAATGGGTAAACATTGGCAAAAAAGTCAATGGTAAACACCCACCCTGCGGAACTTCGGGAGAAAAGAAAGGTTATGCAAAATGTGTTCCTGCGGCAAAGGCGGCCAGAATGAGTAAAAAAGAAAAAGAAAGTGCAACTAGGCGAAAAAGAGCAGCACAGAATAAAGCAGGCAGAGGTGGAAAAGATAGTAGCGGACAGGGTAAAAAACCAATAAATGTTTCTACTAAACCAAAAAATGAAGAGTGGAGTCAAAAATATAAAAATTCAATAGATTGTAATAATCCAAAAGGTTTTAGTCAAAAAGCACATTGCCAAGGAAAGAAACAAAATGAAAATATGAATATAGAAGAAAGACTAACTTTATTTTTAGAAAAAAATTGCCCAACTGATCCAGGTAAATGGTCAGCATCAAAATCTGCTGCAAAATCTAAATTTGATGTGTACCCATCTGCGTATGCAAACGGATGGGCTGCAAAAAATTATAAAAGTAAAGGTGGCCGCTGGAGAAAATGTAATGAAGGTGACGCAAATGGATTGTGTGAATATGGTGATGATAACTTTAGCGCACCACAGCCCGATTTTGATAGATATTATGCGATACCTAACCCAGACGCAAATTTACACAAAACGTTAACGGGTCGTTTTACTGACCCGTCTGTTGGATTAAATGAAGCATGTTGGGAAGGATATAAACAAGTAGGAATGAAAGATAAAGGTGGTAAGATGGTTCCTAATTGTGTTCCCATTAACGAAGTCGAAGAAATGGACACTATAGACGAATATTGCTCGGCATGTCTCAGAGAATACATGTTAGCACACGAAAATGTTCTTGAGGAAGCAGAATATCAAGGTCGCAAAGTATCAATTGGTAAACCTATGCGCGGCGATGTAAAAAAATTCAAAGTGTTTGTGAAAGACCCAAGTACGGGAAATGTCAAGAAAGTAAATTTTGGTGACCCAAACATGAGAATTAAAAAATCAAATCCTGCTCGTAGAAAAAGTTTTAGAGCACGGCACAAATGTGCAACGGCAAAAGATAGAACCAGTGCACGCTACTGGAGCTGCCGTAAATGGTAAGATTATGATACGACTCCGTGATTTACTCAAGGAAGAAACCCCAAAAAAAGAAACTCCCTACATGAGTGGTGATACTTATATAGGTAAGGAAGAAGCAATGCGGGTATATAAAAACATGGAATACGATTTTAATTTCAGTGAATTTCATATGGGCATGAATGTTGAATTGGAACATCAAGATGTAACGGATGGAAGTTTAGTAAAAACTGCAATGATTGCCGCAGTACATCTCCGAGAAAATCCAAAGTATTATAGTTTACTAAAAAAATATGTGGAACAATCAACAGTAAAGGAAGATGGTGCTCCAACGGGGGGAATTGGGTTATCTCTTTCTGGTGGATATATTAATGGCGCACCAAAACCAAAAGATGTGAAAAAAACTCGGAAGCAACTTAACAAGGAGAAGTAAGATGTCACTTTCATTAAAATCAATACTTCGTGAAAATGTAGAAAATAGAATTAATTTAATGCGATTGACGGCATTATTAGAAAAGGTAACGTGTTGCATATCTGCGGCGCACGCAAAAACATTGACGGAAACCTTTGCAGAAGTAAGTATGATGGCAACAAATTTAAATTCGTTACCGTATACACAGTTTAATATGAACGAATGGCAGTTATTAATTGCAGCAACCTATGTAAAACTCAATGAAATGCGTAATGAAGCAGTGAAGATCTCAGAATCTCAAAAGGATGTGGATTTTAGACCACTACTAAAAGCATTAGACGAAGCCTGTAACTATTAAGTGAGGAGATATGGCAGATATTAGTAACAATGGAATTTTTGGTAGACTAAAGAAACTTTTTTCCACGAACACGATTGTAAGAAATGTCGGTGGAAAAAAACTTCGTATTGCAGACACCGATCAAATACAATCGTTTATTAACAGACGAGGTGTTGATCGGTATCATCGTGTATATAATTCTGCCACTGGCGGATATGGATCATCACATGGTCGGTATGAAGCAGCAGCATCATTTCAAGGAGCACGATTACAGTTGTTCCGTGATTATGACATGATGGACAATGATCCTATCATTGCTTCGGTGCTCGACATTTATGCGGACGAAAGTACCGTGAAAGACGAATTTGATCGTATTCTCACGATTAAAACCGATGACACGCAGATTAAAGAAATTCTTCATAACTTATTCTATGACATTCTGAATGTAGAATTTAATTTATGGCCGTGGGTTCGGAATATGACAAAATATGGAGATTTCTTTTTATATTTAGACATTGATCCTGAATACGGCATTGTTAACGCCGTTCCGTTGTCCGTGTATGAAACTATTCGTGTAGAAGGTGAACAACCTGGTAACCCGTTCTCTGTACGATTCTCTATTGATACCGATTTCTTACAATTGGGCAAGAAAGATTTTGACAATTACGAAATTGCTCACTTTCGTTTATTATCCGATACAAATTTCCTCCCCTACGGAAAAGCCATGATTGAAGGGGGCCGGAGAACGTGGAAACAATTGCAATTAATGGAAGATGCAATGTTAATTCATCGCATCATGAGAGCGCCCGATAAACGGAAGTTCAAAATTGATATTGGTAATATTCCACCCGCCGAAGTCGATACGTATATGAATCGTATCATTGATCGGTCGAAGAAAACACCATTAGTTGATCCAAAAACAGGGGATTATAATCTTCGATACAATATGATGAATATCACCGAAGATTTTTATCTCCCAGTACGTGGCAAGGATAGTGGAACGGAAATTGACACTATGCAAGGTCTACAATTTAACGCAATTGAAGACATTGAATATCTTCGCAAAAAATTACTTGCGGCATTTAAAGTTCCCAAGGCCTTCATTGGATACGAAGAAGATATTAGTGGTAAAGCAACCTTGGCAGCACAAGATGTACGATTTGCACGAACCATTGAACGTGTTCAACGTATCATGGTATCGGAACTCACCAAGATTGCCATCATTCATTTATATGTGCAAGGATTTACGGATGAAAAACTCGTTAACTTTGAATTATCGTTAACAAATCCTTCCACGTTATACGAACAAGAAAAGATTAATATCTGGAAAGAAAAGTTTGGATTGGCACAACAAATGACTGGTGGGCAAGCCACTCTTCTTTCGCAAGATTGGGTATACCATCACATTCTTGAATTGTCAGATGATGAAATTATTGAAGAACGGAAGAAGATTATCGAAGATGTCAAACGTCAACAAGAACAACAACCAGCCGAGGCTCCACCAGAACAAGTGAGTGGAGAAATGGCACCAACCGACGAAGTTCCGCCGGAAGAAGAATCTGCTCCCGATGAACAAGAGGCACAAATTGATGACGTAGATCAAATTTTACAAAGTTTAGACGATAGTTCACTTGGAGAAGAACCCGATGAGGAACTAGAAGAAGCACTTATGAAAAATAAAGGCGGACGGCCCAGAGAAGGATTGAAATTTGGTACTGATGCACATCCTCTTGGCCGTGACCCATTGGGACATAAAGAAAATACTAAACGATACAAACGTTCTGCACTTTCGTTAGAAACAAAAAGTTTCCTTGGAAAATTGCAGTTAAAAAATACTAGTCGATATAAACAAATTATCTCAGAAACTCTATCATCTACCGATAAAGTAGAGGATTAATATATTTTGATTATATTTACTTATATATGGTGGTTGTTTACTCGTCTTAATACGGATAACATATGAATATACGGCACAATAAAATTAAGAACACAGGCATTCTTTTTGAATTATTAGTTAGAAAAGTTGCCGCAGATGTTCTCGACGGCAAACCAGATAGTTTTGCAGTCAAAATGATGCGTGAACACTTCCACTCAAAATCGGAATTGGGAAAAGAATTACAATTGTATCGTTCTTTTTTTAATGCACCGAAACTTTCGGAAGGTAAAGCATTTAATATGTTAGATGTCGTATTACAACGACGGGCATCATTAAATGAAAAATTACTAAATGCACAGAAATTTTTATTGATCCGAGAGATTAAACAAAATTGTGATCTCAAACAATTCATGTCTGGTCGAGTTCCTTCCTATAAAGTTCATGCGTCTATCTACAAACTGTTTGAAACAACCAGTACCACGAATATTGATGAATCTGTATTCATGCAAATTGATGAAATGGTTGCGGCACGATTTGTGATTGTGGAACATTTGAAGGGTGAACTCAAAGAAGAGCAGATTGTTAAAGAATCCAATTATTCGGCAATGTTAAAAGATCAACCCGAAGAAATTAGATACTTGTCGTATAAGTTTTTATTAGAAAGTTTTAACGAAAAGTATAATAATTTCAGTGATAAGCAAAAGAATTTGCTTCGCGAATATATTAATAACGGTACTAATATTGAAAAATTTGGTACATATGTGTCTACGGAAGCTATCAGTTTAATTCGACACATTAAAAAGAATGTAAACAAAATTACGGACAACGTGACAAAAATTAAAATTAATGAAGTCGTACATCAACTGCAGCAGATTCAACAAAAAAATCAAATAAAGGACAATTATATCACAGCACTATTGATTGCATATCAGATTTCACACGAACTTGATTCACTGAGATAATCCATGACTATTGAAGAAAGATTGCGTGAAATCATTCGCAAACACATCCGTGAAAACTTAAATGAAATAAGCACCACGGGTAATGTGGCTGGATATTTAACACCATACGCATTTGTCGGTGATAAGCACAGCAATACGAATCGTATTAAACAGATGGCAAAGTCTATTGGATATTCGTTAACTAAACGTGGTGCAGAAGACACCAAGCCAGGTGATAAACTCCAAGAACGATTTGCGGCAATTCAAGAAGGTGTAAAAACTCTTCAAGAGAACTATTATTCTTATCGTAATGATGCAACTCGTCAACCCCATCAAAAAATTGGCCAAGCAATGTCTGAATTAAATAAACAATTAAAGTTAGTGGAACGTGCGTTAAAAATGAACAGTCGATTAAAGAAAGAATCGGGATTGTCCAATGATAATTTATGGAAACGCACAACGACACAAATGGTCAAATTAGAGGGTAAACTTACTGAACTAGCAGCTCGTCTGCGCGATATGAGAAATTAATATGAAAATATCACAACTGAAGGATATCATTCGTGAAATGATTAACGAAGAATTGGAAGAAAATCTTCGTCGTACTGACAAAAAAGACAAAGAAATGGTCAAGCAAGCATTTGGACCAGACAAGAATAAAACTAAAAAGAATGCTTTTGCACGGTCATTGGGAGGGGGCCAGAAAACTACTGGTCAAGGTGGTAACGATGCACAGAAGTTAAGAGCTGGTAGAGCCGTATTAAAAGGTGTAAATTCTCCAAAAATAAAAAATCCACAAACTGGTCAAGAAATTTTAGCCACAACAGCGTATAAAGCTGGGTCAACTCACCCTGCATACACTGCGGCCAAAGCTGCTTTGAAGAAAGAAGTTGCTCAATATTTGGAAGAAGGTATAATTGATTTTATTGAATAATACAAGGATAAATAACATGGGACTTCTCTATGAATATACTGGACAATAAAAAGAAACCAGTTCATGTAAAAGGATTGAGGGATGTAAAAAACCATTTAAAAAGTGAAGAATAATATGGCATTACTATGCGAATACACAGAGCTTCAATATAATAAAGAACTTTTAACGGAAGCGTTAGATGGTAATAAACCACTGGTTCTTCGTAATGTCGTATTACAACGAGCAAACGCAAAAAATCAAAATGGACGGGTCTATCCCAAAGAAATTTTAATGCGTGAAGCAAGTGTATATAAACAAAATTTCGTTAATCAACGACGGGCTCTGGGTGAATTAGATCATCCAGAAAGTCCTATAGTGAATCTGAAAAATGTGTGTTGTAACATTGTAGGATTATGGACCGATGGTGATGATGTTCGTGGCGATATTGAAATTCTCACGACACCAACGGGAAACATTGTTCGGGAATTAATTCGAAATAATATAAAACTTGGAGTCAGTTCCCGCGGCATGGGTTCAGTCAAACAAATGAGTGAAAGTACGGTGGAAGTCCAAGAAGACTTTGCTTTAATTTGTTTCGACATAGTTTCCAATCCTTCTACCATCGGG